CATATTCAAATTTTATCATACTGTCGTTGTACTCGCCTCTACATATAGTCTCTTCATATCAGTTTTAATTCTTTCTTTGTCTGCAGTTGTGTCTACTTCATCAACATAACTATTAAGCAATGACAAAGTATCATCTAACTTTAAGTTCTTATCGTCAACAAATGTAGCATCAAAATCAGAGAAATCTTCTACAATTGTCAACTCATGTACCCCTACATTATATAACTTATCTATCACTTTGTCAAACTCTTTTGCGTTAATTTTGTTGATTACTACCACCTTTACAAAGTGGTCTTTGAATTCTGCCGCATCAAAGTTCTCATATGACTTGTCTCTGTCGTTGTACTCAATCTTCTTGAAGATGCTGTAAGGGTTCTCAATGAACTCTAACTCTCTCGTTCCTGTATCAAAGATGTGAAACCCTCGCTTATCTCCATAGTCAGACCATGTCATCTGATATGGGTTACCTAGATATGTGATATTGTTTTGCGTTGACTTGTGATGAAAGTGACCACTGAATGCACAATCAAACTTACCGAATACTTCTCTGTCGAGTCCATGGTCAAAGTTTGCAAATCCACGATACATTGTGAATCCTTTAATCTCTAAGTGACCCATCAATACTTGAGCATCAGTTTCAGCAATCATCTTCATACTATGCTCTTGGTTCTCAGGACAAATCCAAGGAACAAACAGCATCTTACAACCATCAAATTCTACTTCAGTTGATTGCTCATAAATCCAAGGTTCATGCTCACCATCAAACGATGTGAACAAACTATTCATGCTGTTGACTTCGTTTGTGTTCTTGTAATATGTGTCGTGGTTACCAATGATAACATGAGTATCTACACCCATGCTACCAAGTTTCCAGACAAAATCATGTCTGAACTTTTGTAGTGTTTTGAAGTTGATGAACTTTCTTCTGTCTGTAATATCACCTAGATGAATAACAGTCTTAATGTTATTCTCTTCTAGATAAGGAAAGAAAATGTTATCATAGAACTTAAAAAAGTAATCATTAAACACTTCGCTGTCGTTTCTGGCACCAAAGTGTGTGTCAGTTATTAGTGCTATTTTCATTTAACCAATTCTCAATAAGTTGTTTATGAGGTAATGTATCTTTTACTTCAAACTCTCTTTTTCTAGGTATCTGATTATAAGCAGATACATGGTCAATAAGACCTTGTTGAGGAAGAAGATTTAGAGCATAAAGAACTTGATTCCAATTATGTGCGCCAAATATTCTCCATTCAACATTTCCAATATCTTCACATAATAACACTCTTTTCTGTGCAATGTCAATATATTTTTTTACTTTTTCCGGTAAAAGTGACCTAGATACATCTTCCCAGAATTCTGTGGTTTGTTCGCAGTTGACATAGTGAAGTCTAACAAATGCGAACACCTGCATCATAATGTCTTGTATAACATCATTGTAAGCATCGTGCATGTCTTCAGCATTGATATACTTTGCTAGAAGTCTTGCTTGCTGAATACCGACACCAATTGCAGTTGCTTCTAAGGGTTCAAAAAAGTGAGATGATAGACCTATAAGAACAACATTCTTGTGCCATGTTTTGTTATAATGTCCTGCATCAAATTTGAATGTCTTTGCTACATTTGGTTTGAATCCTAGTTTATCTGTAACTTCTTTTATTGCACCTTCATAAGATAGGTGTCTTGAACTATAGCAATATCCATTACCCATGCGTCCTGATGTTGGTATGCGCCACATCCAACCAGCATCCATTTTTATTGCTGTGGTGAAGCAACTGTAATTATCTCCTTCATGCTCACAAGGAAAAGCAAATGCGCTATCAACAAACAGTTCATCTTGCTTAGATACGAATTCAAACTCATCAAATTCTTTTGCTAATAGTCTACGAAATCCTGTAGCGTCTACAAACAAGTCTGCTTCATAAACCGCAGTCATACTCTCAATTGATATAACGCCATCAGCATCTTTGTTTACAAGTTCAATCTTATCATCGTATAAACTAACTCCGTGTTTTTCGCAGAGAGATACTAACCACTTATTTAACTTCTGTGTATCAAAATGAAATTGATTAGGAAGGTCATCAGTTTCGTTAACTTCCCACTTTAGATTTGATGGTAAAGTCAACTCTAATGGTTCTACGCCATGCGCCATATTTGTGTACATAAACAATTCGTTTGGGTTTGCATCCTGCGAAACTAATGAATGCACATAGTCTTTACCTATCCAGTTATCAAAATATACACCATACTTAAATGTTGCTCCTGCATTTTGTATAACATCTTTATGGGTTGCTTTAATTAAATTCTGAAAATAGTTGATATGTTCGGTGCTACTCTCACCAACACCAACTATACCTATTTCAGATGAACCCACAACGAATACATCCAATCCTGGTTTCTCTAGTTTTAGAATTAGTGCGGCGAAAAGACCCGCATTACCTGCGCCTAGAACACATACTCTTTTTCTAGTCCATGAATTCATCTAATGCGCCTCTACGCTCCTTCTTAGGTTTCTCAACTTCTTCTCCAGTTTCACGCATCAATTGCTTATCATCATACATGTTATCTTGCAAAAACTCTAAGTATTGATTGGTGTAGTTACCATCATCATGTTCATCAACTACCAAACTTTCGTCAACAATCATATTTTGAATTAACTTCTGCTTGAGTTCGGTTTGCTTTTTCTCTTTCTGAATTCTACGCAAGAATGCATAGTAGATAATCTGAGTAAAATATGCAAACGGGTTCTTTGATTTATCTGGATCAAAGTTATGAATGTACATCAAACAGTTTTCAATACCATCGGATATCATATCATGTTTGTATGTATAGTTTATAAAGTTTGGTCTATATGATAGATGCTGTGCAATCTTTAAGAAGCACTCTCCGATGTACTGTGTGACAGGAGGACGCTCTGTACCTGCTCGTTCTGCTAAGTTGCACTGCTCTCTATAATCAACCAAGGCATCTAGGAAGTCCTTGTTGTTGACATAGTGTTCTCGTTTTTTCTTTTCTGCCATAATATCTCCATAAAAAGTATTGACAAGTGCTTGACACCTGTATATAATAGGGGTGTTCCCCTTTCAGATAAGATTAGTGCTTAGTTATGTTATCCTTGTTGTACATATACTCTGCTACATCTTCTTCTGTTGTTTCACTTTCACCTAGACCCAACTGTTCATTAAGGTCCTCAACGATATCTCTTAGTTTACGCATTCTCATCATAGGGTCTTCATCTTCTGTAAGGGATGCAACTGGTGTTGTCTTCAACTTATCTACAACCCTATTGTAGTAAACTATAACATCTTCTCTAGGTTCTGTCAAGGTAATAATTTGATTGTTTGCTACATGAAAAATCTGTTCCGCAGAAAATGATTCCCAAGGTCCAAATGTAGCATTCTCATATGCTCCATCACCATCTTCGCTAGGAGACATCCACTTATGAATTTTGATAGGTTCTATCAAGGTTGTGTATGCTTTACTTTCATCGGCATCCACTCTACATACTACACTCTCACCATTACTAAGTTTCAATAGTTTTATTGGGTGTTTTGTCATATGCTAACCTTTACTGTTTTGTATTTGAACTTCTCTTCATTATATATCTTAATTCTTTCAATCGCATGTTCAAGTGTGTAGTTGCGGTGTTGCTTCCAACTCAAGTCATCTGCAATATCATATAAGTTTGCTTCTGCTTTATTATCACCAAGTCTTAATCCTCGTCCAATAGACTGAAGATTTCTTATTTTAGACTTGCTAGGTGAAGCGAAAATGATATTATGCAAGTTGCGAATGTTAATGCCAGTAGAGAAAGTCCCATAAGATGCAACGATGATTGCATCACTTTCTTTCTCGGTAATCGCTCTAATCTCTTCTCGTTCATTTGCTGATACTCCTCCGTAAACAAAAAACACCTTTCTATCAAGTGCTTTTTCTTTAATTAGGTCATGCAGTATCTTACCGTGTTTTTCTACATACTGAAACAGTAAAAGAGTGTTACCCTTTTGGTCTAATGCAAGATTACGAATGAAACGATTTCTAGGGTCATGCGATACTAAGAAGTCCATCTCTTCCTGATACTTATACTTCTTGCAAGCATTTTTAATCTCATCACTGTAGTTCAACATAATGCATGAAATATTTAGTTTAGCAAGTTGACCTTCTTTCATCAACTCTTTAGAGGTTGTAAATCTGCGAACTGGACCAAATAATCCCTCTAGCATCAATTTATGAGTTTTCGTACCATCAAGCGTACCAGTTGTACCAAACCGCATATTAGCATTTTCTGTTTTCTCCATTAGTGTTTTGAGACTTGTTGCTTTGAACAAATGCGCTTCATCACCAATGACCATCTTATATTCTGCAAACCATTTCTTAGGTAGTTTATAGACTGACTGCCATGTTGTAATTACGATACGCTTATCTGTGTCTTTGTCATATCCAGAATAAATCTTATGACAGTTTGTTTCCACATCGTATCCATAGTCTTTGAAATCTTTGTACATCTGTTCAACTAGCGATGTTGTGGGTACAATGATTAAAACTCGTCCAGTTGTACCTAATTGCGTAAGACCGTAAATGATAAGAGACTTACCAGAACCCGTAGGTGATAGCATCGTCAATCTCTTATCATTCAAACCGTCTCGGATTGCATCTACTTGATAGTTGCGAGGTGTAAAGGGTAGTTTTAAGTCGAGTAATGCTTTAACTACATCTTCAGTAGATACATTAGACTTGGGTAGTACGCTGTCTTGTCCTACTAGATTATAACCTCTACTTTGACAGAATTCTTCTAAATGCTCTAATAATCCAATATAGAGTTGACCTGTCCACATATTGAACAAGCGTATCTTACCATCCCACATCTTATTGCGAAAAGATGGCATAAATTCTGCTCCGGGAACTTTGAATGTGAAGAAGTCTGACAACTCATATTTGATGCCAGCATCTTCGCAGTCAACTTTCATGAATACTTCATTTAATTTATCTAGGATTATTGTATTCATCTGTTATATCTACATAACTCATATATGATGCTCCACACTCAGGACACACATAATCTTCAGTCAGAGGACCGCTGAGTTGCTCAAAATACAACTCTCCGCAAACAGAACAACGATACACTCTATATGTCATCACATTACACCATTCGTAAACTTATGCCATTCGATAGCATTCTTAATATCCCAACCTCTAGAACTAATGCTTCGTAGAATTCTCTCTAGTGTGTCTACGATAGTTTCCCAGTATACAATTCTATCTTTCTTTTTGATTAAGTCAAAGTCACCGTCTAGTTGCTCGTCCATCTCATTCTTGAGAGGTTTTGCACCTAGATACTGGTCCCAACCTAGTTCAGTTAACTCTTGCTGAGATAACTCACCACGATAGTATCTCCACTTAAATCTACGCAACTTGTAATAGTCGCTTCGTTCTTTCTGAAGATTGAGTTTTGATGTTGAAAGAATTGTGAGATACTTTGCGTGTAGATTGGGTACATTGACACTTTCTTTGTCAAGTTCAATATCATCAATCTTAGCATCTTCTTGCCACATTCTCTGCAGTTGGTCTAAATCTATAGTTGCCATATTCACTCCATATCAAATACTTTACACTATAACACTAAAAGTGTTTTTTGTCAAGTTATAATTTCACAATATCATAGTAAGAGAAGGCAAAAGATGCGGATGCGGTAAGATACGGCATCGATGTATCTGTGATATCAAACTGCAGTGCTTCAAGTGAAGTAGGAAATAAATCCTTATATCTTATCTCTATGTTTGCGTTGTTGTTACTATCTGTGATAGTCATTGTCGCATCAGTCATAGTAGCGGCAATAGGTTTCAATACTGAATTTCTTGCAGTAGGAATACCTGCTTGACTGTTAATATAACGATTATAATCATCGGTGTCAAGGTCTGCCGTGATTTTTATCATCCAATCTTGCAATGCTTTATAGTTCACCATATCTTCATCAACAAGAAAAGTGATTAACAAGTCGCCAAAAGTGACCGTGTCTCCAGGAACAGGAGTGTCTTTCACTCTAGTCATTTGCATTGTAGGTGTGATTGAGATGTTAGGAATGTTTGCAGTTTGACAAGTGAATGCAACACCCTCTAATCTCTGTAGTGTAAATACAAACTGTGATGGTGTCAAGAAATTTAGATTTGACGCCGCTACGCTATCTGTCCAGTTTGTATATGTTATGTTTGCATCATACGACATAGTAGTATCCTGTGTTTATCATACTACTATTTATCCAAATAAAAAAGGGGACTTTCGTCCCCTCTGAGTGTTACTTGTTCATAATGTACATTGTAACTTCAAATCCAAATCTCATTTCTGTATATTGAGGTGTGGTCCACATAATGCTTCTCCTAAAAATAATGCAACAAAATTGTTACTAGAGTACTTATAATATATGTGTGATTTTTTATCTAAAGATTATCATGAATATGTTATAAAAAAAGGGGTCCCGAAGGACCCCTTTAATCTCTCTCCCTTAGGAGCAAGTCTTACATCAAGTTGGTTACAGTAACCATTCTGTAGTAAGCGTTGCTGTCTGCAGAGATAGAAGTGAATGGGTTAGACACTAGACCATAACGGGTCTTGAAACCAATCTTAGGTTGGAAAGTGTTTTCACCAACTGCACGAACCATCTGCAGAGGTACATAAGGACAGTAGAACATACCAGCGTCATAAGCGTTAGAACCCTTATAACCAACACAGTAGAACTGATTGCTATCTGAGTTGTTTGCTGAATATGGATCAACATAGACCTTAATCTTACCGTTGATTGTACCAGCGAATGTGTTGCCAGTATCGTCAACATTCAGGTTTGTCTGCAGAGCAGGAGTGTAATCAAGAACGCCTGCCATTGCGAGAGCAGAAGCAACATCACTTGAAGTGATGATGAAGTTACCCTTACCACGGCGAGTGTCTTGTGCGATTGTGTTAGCATCACGCTCAATCTGGAACAAGAGTCCCTTGAAGCGTTCTACTGACCAACGACCGTTGGAATCAACATCAAGGTCGAAAGTACCAGCGTTAGCAACTGCGCCAGACTGTGCGCCAGTCTTAGCAGAAGTGTAGATAGTACGAACAACTTCACGGTTGATTTCAGCAAGAATTTCAGCAGACAAGATGTTTGCTAATTCTGTTTCAGCATCAAGACCATGAATTGCTTTAAGGTCCTGAGCAAGTTCAAGAGTGTATTCTGCTTTCAACGCTCTTGTCTTCGCTGTTACTGAAGTCTTTTCGATGGTGAATGCCATCTCGTTGAACTGACCGCTGTTACCCATAGATACAGCACCATCACCCAACGCTTCGCCTGTACCTGTAGCGGCACCAGCACCAGTTGTGTATGGGGATTCAACTGGGTTACCACCAGCGTGTGCAGGTGTAACACCAGAGAAGTCTGTGTCTGCTTCGTTGAACAGTGCTTCTGTACCGCCCTGTGAAGAGTAGTTGCTCTTCATTGCAAAGATAAGTCCAGTTGGACCAGTCATTGG